TTTCCCACCAAAAGATCGTTCCACTCACGGACCATGTTCTTTAAATGATAGGCCCTCCCAGATCGGTCTGAGATCCCAAGAGCACGTTTTCCACTTGCATAACGGGCCATTTAAAAATACTTCGTTTTTGTCTTGCCTTGAACGGCTCTTCCATCGATATTTTTTTTACGAGAAGATTTAGACATACCCCTCACCGCACCACCTTTTTTAAAAGCCGACGGATGGTAAAGCTCTTCTCTTGTAATGACACCTTCTCGATAGGCTTGCAAATCCGCTTCTGTTGGGTTTTTAGGCTGTTTCGGTTTCCGTGTTCTTGCACTAGGCTTTGGGCGAGCTTGTGTAGGCTTACGGCCGGATCTCGGAACAAGATATTCTGGACGAGGGGCACGGGGTTCTGGTATTGGTTGTCCTCGTAAATATCTATACAATCTTCCTGCTTGTTGCACTGCTGCAGGGACTATGTATGGCGCTAATCTAGTAGCGCCATACGCTGTTAACGCCCCTAACCCAGAATACGCGGCTATTTTCCCAAGCGTAAGGGGCGGGTCTTCTGGAACTCTGGGCACAGGACGCTCATCAATGGTTCCAACACCCTTACCGATTTTGTCCAGATGGCGAGTTTTTCCTAATCGTTCCATCCTTGCTTTATAATCTAAGAACTCTAGTGCGGCATCCTCTGCATAGTGTTCATCATAATCATCTGCATATTGAACATCATAATCATCTGTCATGGTCAAACCCTCAGTGATTGATAAGTTGGAACCAAACGTAAAGGCACCCCATGGTCGATGTCCTGGGAAGCAGCACGTTCAAATTCTTCTTCATACGCCATTTTTAAAATCTGCACTCGTTGTGGCGATTTCTTCATTGCAATTTGATACGCCAATCCTGCCACCAGGCACGGTAAGAATCTAAAGGGTATATCGGCAGTATCCACACTCGCATCGGCGTCTTGGATCCGCTTGATTCGATAATAAATCAAGGAATCTGTGGAATTTTCAGGCACCGGCCATATTGTGATAGTGGGCGTTATTTGTCGATCTACATAAAATTGAGTAGGTCGTCCCTGGGTCGTTTTCTTGGGGGTCGTGAGATATTGAGAACGGCTAATCCGAGACATGGTAATGTCTTCGCTGTCACGTCGAACAACCATTTCCAAGATGTCCCCTGCTGCCTGAACGTCAGCCAAACTGGGAACGGACGACACAGTGGTAGTGGCGGCACTCGAGGAACCTGTAATGGTCTCTGTTGCCGTAAAAGTGCCACTAGGCACCGTGATGGTCATGGTAGTACCGGAGGGAAGCGTGATTATTTCCGCGGTAACACCGCTGGTGCCCCCGGTAATGGTCTCCCCCACGCTAAAACTACCAGAGGCGCCCACCGTTAAGGTAATGATGCCCAGGGGATAGGTAGCAACGGCAGAGGAGGTGGATAACTGGGCTACTGTTTGCGTGATCTGGTCAATTGTCCAAAGATTAAGACCTCGATTGGCCCAATCCGCAAACAAAAGATTAAGCGACCTACGAGCCGTTTTCGCGTCATAACCCGTCCGAAGCTCGAGGCCGCATCTCTCGAAGGCTTCCTCCGTGATTTCGGCCATGTCTAAATTAAAATCAACCGATCCAGAAGTTGCCATACTTATTCCCTCAGAAGTCCTTCATATTAGCCCCAGATAGCTATTCTAAGCCCTACTGCAAGTTCACCAAGAACTAAAATGGCCACACCCCACAAAATTTTGTAAATGTTATTGATAGAAACCTGTAAATGTCTAAAATCATTAGTCTTTAAAGATTCTACCTTTTGTGCCAAGAGCTTTATCTCACCTCGTATAGTAACAAGCTCAAGCTCGTTTTTGCGAGTAGTGTCCTCCTGTGACACGTTTAGAACTCCTTAATACATTCCAAAACTATTGAATAAGTATCTCCAGAGCCGTGTCCAACGGTGGTAAATCTAATATCTCCGGTAGGACTTGAAGCAGTGTTAACTAAGCCTCCAAAAGACGAATAATCAAGCATTCCCTGATAATCCGTAGGCAGCTCCAAAGCCAGCACATCCGTACTTGCATCCCAAAGGATCTTTACAGACACACCAACTGTGGAAAACCAGACCTTGTTGATACGAACATCCGTACAAGAAGTTCCAGCACCGCCCGGATATTTAGAGAGACCTGAAACATCAACCTTTAAAACGGCTGCTTCACCTGTATCCACATAAGTCCAGTTAAAAGAACTTACAAAAATACGCGGTCCATCCTGGATCGTTTTATTTGTAATGGTATCAGCCACAGCCTACTCCTTTACTTTGATGAGACCACTCATGACCATCGCCTTGTGTTTAGCGGTCCATGGAGGAGGTAGCTCCTTCTTATAACGATCTTCAATCTTTGGTTGATCTGAAGCTTTTTTAGAAGAGGCTTTTTTAGAAGAAGTTTTCTTCTCTGCCATGTGTCACCTCTTACGGTTGGTCGTTAAATTGGGTCATGCCATCCGTGACGCGCTGTGCAGCTACCATGATGTAATCACACCAAGCGGCATCCGCTGTTGTCGTCCCAGACATGGCACAAAACCAAGGCGTCAATGCAGAGGTGGGTATATTGCCTGTCGTTGTAGTAACGAGCTTCCTATCTACATAAAACTGAACATTACCTGTTCCTGTCGCAACAAAACCCAAACGTCGAGTATTGGTTATGCTAGAACCCGATTCTGCCCCGTCTGCAAAATCAATACCTGTATCCGTTTTGGTCTCAGTACCACCGGAATCACAGTTGGCATAAATATCTGCCGCACCTTCAACCAACAAGAAACCGATCTGGTTATTTGCTGTAAAAGGAACACCTGTAGCAAAGGTGCCGTTTTCTGCCAGACCAACAAACATATCCATGTCGTCAGCATCAGCTACTGCTACAGTTGCTTCAAAGAAGATTTTCTTACTGGCTTCGACCATGAAAATCTCATTGCCTTGAATCGATCCACCGGAATTGTCAGTAGAACCGTCACCTGTTGACTTGGCCCAGCCGCCCACATGATCAGCCAGCTGCGTCAACGTACCGGAATTAAGGACTTGTTTGGTCCAATCATCAGTGTCATCTATATCAACACCCGTGAAATCATCCATTTTGATGACATAATCAGGGTTGCATTGAAGGGGAAGATTACTGAACCATGACCCAAGCGCACTGGAATCACTGCCGTGACCACTGTACATAAGGGGTCCAGAAAAACGTGTCGTACCCATGAGGATACCTCCTTACCAAGGTTTCGTTCTAGCGTCGTGGTAAGTGTCTGCTGGGTCAGTCGCTAGAACTATATTTCCCAGGAAAATTAGAAGGGGGGAGACCCCCCCTTCTGAAGCAACGCTTATGCGCCAGGAGATCCAAACACGCAACGAGGATCCGAGTACCCGTAGCTATAACGCTCACGAGCCTTGAATCGAACATTGCCTGTATCAAAGTCTCCTTCCATCTTAGTGGACATGGGCATGCGCTCAAAATGGATGAAGCCGCGAGGCGCATCCGTCTTGATAAACCATGCATCCGTATCCGTAAGATAGTGGTTGACAACGTACCCTTGCGGCAGCATCCCCATGTTTCGGGAAGCATTAATATCGTTGTCAGCCGTTCCTGGACGAAGAGTAGACTCAAGCAGCCGATCCGAGACAAATTGTAATGCCGGCGGAACAACCAGTTTGAGTCCACGAACCGAGACTTTGAGACCACGCTCATCAACAAAAGCTGCAATGTCAATAAGTGCGTTTTCAAGACTGGTTTCGTTCAGGTCAGAAGCGGTGGAAGGCTCATTGCGAAGTGTGTTACCGCTCACCAAAGGGTGATCAGTAGCACACAGCTCTTTGCCGTCGCCGCCTGTAAAAGTGCTATCAAAAGCATTGTTCAACGTAGCTGCACCCTTCACCTGTTTGGTGTTGGCCATGCTACGAGCCAAAGCTTTCGTGTAGCGTGAAGCAAGACGGTCATAGAGATTATCCTCGATTGCTTCTTCCGTAATGGAGAAAGCAAGCGCGATAGTTTCATGCGTGTACCGTGCGGTATACGCCTCTCCAGCGTCATCAAACGACACTGCAGTACCTTCTGACTTAACCGGCGCTGAGCCGAAGCCAGAAAGCATGACTTCCTCTTCAAAAGCACGTTCTGAAGATTCCGTCTCATAGACTTCTCTTGATTCATCATCATACCTGGCATATTCCAACCCAAAAAGGGCATTTAGGCCAGGCTCTAGTTCTTTAGCGAGTTGTGCTCTGCTAATAGCCATTGCTCAGCCCTCCTATACGCCAGTTGTCGAAGGTGTTCCAGCAGCAATACTACCTTCCGGTGAGTTAAAGCTGTTGTTCAACCTTACGATGGCACCTATGCCAGCAGATGCGAAATCAGCATTGCTTGGGTCATCGACCCACCCCATGATCCTTAAATGTAAGGCCGCTGTGGTTGCAATGAGACTGATATCCAATGCCGCTGACGACATGCCGGTTGTAGTAGATCCACTTGTACCACTGGAAAAATTTGCGTTAGCAAACACAGCAGCCCTTGCAGTAGCTTTACTTGTCCACGATGCGTCCGTTGCAACTACGAATAATTGCATTGGGTCATCCGCGACAAAAGCCTCTACAGGATAATTGCTGTCTGCACCGGACCCAGGCCAATAATTTGACCAAATGGTTTTCCCGGTAGTGCTAGACACATATTTGCACCCCATGAAAGCGCCTACTAAACTCACAGAACCACCTGCCGCAGCTCCTACCAGTGAAATATACCCCGTAGAAAGGGGAATAACTGGAGAGCCTTGATAGATAGCAGTGGAGTTGCCGTTGGCAATTTCATAGGGAGTATAGCCAGTTGTACCAGTAGAGTTAGAGCCTTGTCCTAGTTTAGACATCGGACGAAGGCCAAAAGCTCCATTGATATTAGCCATGCTTTTCTGCTCCTAGCCCTCTTCTTTTTGAGGGCCACCAAAAGTTACACTAGTTTGCCTGTCAGGTTTACTGATAGGCATTGCAGGATGTTGTTCACGCGCTAAGTCGTTATCAACAGCCGTCATTTGATCGCGGGTCATGCCCCGGAAATAACCTCTGCGTTCTTCAACGATTTCAATCGGAACCCTGGCAAGAAGCAAGCCGCCTATCCCAATAATACCGGCATGCTTGCCATCCTCGACGGTCGGAATATCAAAGTCAGGGTATTCATCACCACGCACCAGCTCATATCCTTCACGGGAACGAGCGGCCACGTTTTTACGGTCATCAAAACCCATAACTTCAGACCTAATCCATCGATGCTTATACCCTTCCGGCGGAGACGGAGCCTCCAGCATGGAAGGGGGCTTCCACGGTTCAGTGCGTGCTTGCTTTGCACGAGTTTGATTAGCACGGGGCGTCCTAGCAGACTTTTGGAGAGCTGTGGTCTCTGTTTTTTCCATGATTAATCCCTCACATATTTTGCATATTCTTCAAGCGGCACATTAAGCCGCTTGGCAATTGCAACCTGCGAGGGTGTCAATCGCACAGTTTTACGTCCACCCTTATTGCGGGATGCGGAGGCTTCTGCTGACGCTACTTTTCTGCCTCCCCCGTTCGACTGAGACTTCTGCCCAAGTTTATGCGGAAACTCGGTCACAAGCCTTTTGTCGAGTGTAGAATAATACTCATCGGACTGCGGGTCAAACCCTTCTTCTTCTACCAGTTTACGATGCAGTCCAAAAGCCGCATACGTCATTACCTCATCTTGGCCAAACCAATCATTACGAGAAGCCCATTCCTGGGCCTTTGGGTCAGGTGGCGGGGCGGCTGGTTGAGCCTGAGCAGCTGGTTGAGCCTGAGTGTAAGCCTGGGCCTGAGCTTCGTAGGCGGCTGTCTCACCTTGAACCGCTTCCAATCGACCCTTTTGATACGCCAAATTAGCCATCAACTCTTGAGCCTCGACTATTTTGTCTATATCACCACTTTCATGGGCGTCTTTTAGGCTTTTCTTGGCTGAATCAATTTCAGAAGTAACACGTCCGCCAAACTGCGCCTGGTAACCTTTATCTAAGGAACCCAACCGCTGTTTTAAAGACTCATTTTCCAGATGCACGTTTTCCGCGAACTGGATCGCGGTCTGCTTCTGACGTTCTTCCTCTCGAAAGCGATTGGTTAGCTGGTCAATGCGGGTTTTAACTCTGCCGCTGTACTCGTCCAGTTCTTCCTCCTGAAAAGAGGTTTTGCTGGAAGTTACCTTCTCTCCCTCTGGGGGCAAAGCTACGTCAACGGCGGATTCTTCAGAATCGCCTACTTCAATATCTGTTTCTCCGGGCATCCCGTGGTCTCCATCATGACTTTCTCCTCTCTAGACATGTTGAACATCATCGGGTTCGATGATAGTGGCGATGATTTCATCATCGTTAATAATGCGGACTTCTCCCCCGTCAATTCTAAATCGGGCGCCCGCATACCGGCCAATGCATACCCACTGGTTTTCTTGGCACCAGGGATCTGCATCCTGACCAAATTTATTGGCGTCTTGATAGGCCAAAGGCCCTATTTTCAAAACGTAAGCTACCACCGTAGCCAAAGCTTCACGAGTTCGAGCGGCATCTGGAATGTGAATACCGCCCTCAGTCATAGCTTTTCCGGCATAGGGCATCACAAGGATGCGCCAGCCAGTAGGCTGTGGAAGCCTCTCTTTTAGACCCTTCTCCAAAAGGGAAGGGTCCAATACTTTGTCTTCTTGAACTACATAAGCATCAGAAACGGAAGAAAGTTTTACTTTTTCTTCATTTGCCACATGATCAGGGACATAAAGCATGCTCATTCTTCCTCCGATGAGTGTAAAGCGTCTTTTATTTCTTGTTCTGAGAACTCGAGACCTCGTAATTCCCCTGTCAAATTACGATATTCCATAAAATCCCTGGGACTTCCTTGCAAAATAGCAGCCTGGGTCAAGCTAATTCGGTCTTGGATGGCTTTAAGTACAACATAGGCAAAAGTGGTGGGATCTGCCATTATTTAATATGTTCCAGAGAAATTCGTGCCCTTTATAGCACCTCCCGTGGAATATTTCACCTTTTTTGGCTTCATTTTTGACATTCCACCATGCATGTAGCCCAATTCATCCACATCGGACATAGCGACACTAAAGCCGTCCTCTACCGGCACAATATCCCCATACGGAGCGCCGATTTCGTCCGCGTATCCCTGGGCCGACTCAATGGTCGGATAAACAACTCCTCTGGGCATTAGAAGTTCCTCGTTTTTTTGGCGATCCCGCCATCATTTCGATTTATATACGACTCTAAAAGCCGCGCCCGATCTGCATCGGATATGG